CCAAGCTTTATGACGTTTCATATAACCCCAACACGCTTGGCGTGGATGACGGCGTTGACCTGTGGCTTGGCGAAATAAGCATAGACGTTAAGTCTACGTTCTACCCGACAGGCCAGCTTTTGTTTAAATCACTTGAAGCATTTAAGTCACGCGCTGCGGTGCTTGTGACAAAAACAGATGACGAAAATGTGATGGATGTTGCTGGCTGCATATCGCGCAAGGCATTTGTCGAAAAAGCAATGCAAACTGACTTAGGTAAGGGGAAATGCTTTGTTATGCCGCAAGATCAGCTATGGGGCGTTGAGGAGCTTTGGCGGTCATATAAGTGCGAGCAACTTTGCCCGTAGTAACATTATGATATTTATAGTATATTCCGGCTGTGGCCAACAGCATCAACGTCGGACGTGCAGGCGAGTTTCTTGTCGCCGCCGAACTTGAGCAGCGCGGGATACGCTGCCATCGAGTCGATATGCAGGACGATGACCTATGGGTTAAGTCGGCCAGCGGTGAGCTGTTGACCATGCAAGTGAAGGCGACCATCGAGCCGCGCGGTGATCGAAAGCGTAAGCCATGCTATATGTTCACACGCGCAAACGGCGATGCGCAAATATTTGCGTATGTGGCTCTGGATATACGATTGTTTATACTGCGCGGCGCGCCAAGCGGCAAAACTGTACGCATAAAGCCCGCCGATTTTACGCGGCAGGCTATGGATGACAGCATTGAGGCGATGCTAGGTTAGATCATCAGCTCGAAATGCGGGGCGTCGATAAACGGGCGTCTGCCCTGCCCGCGACGCGTGTCGATGTAGTCGTTCATCGCGTCCTCCATCGTGCCATCCCACTGTGCTATATTTGGCACAGTCCACGCGGCACCCCACCTGATTGGCACGTCCACCTCACGCGCAGCTTCTGCCATTGCGTCGGCTATATCGTCATACAGATTCAGCTCCCACGATCCACGCGGGCCGACATAGGCCATGAGGTCGACGGCCAGCCCGTCTATGTGCTTCGACTTCATCGTCTGCGACGCGCCGCTTTTCACAAGCTCGCGCTGCTCCTCGATAGTGCGAAGCCCGCAGATGACGCCGAAGTCAATCTTGGTTCTGTGGATTGCGCTGTGGACGACAGACGCCATGCGCTCGTCTACGCCTGACAGTTTATCGCGGCTGCGCGCTGATAGTTTAAACGTCATTTCGTCACCTGTTTAACCTTTTCATATGACCTCATGCCCGCCAATCCGAGCATACCCGTTAGCACCGGCATCATCACCGACATGTCGGCCTGTGGCACCATGAACCCAAACCCCGCAGCTATTGGCGAGATCAGGAAGTTTACCGCCAGCCCTAGAACGCACACATAGCCGCACAGCGGCCTCCACGACGCTTGAAACCAGTTTCCGGCTGCCTCGGCCTTGTTGACCTCTATCTGCGCCAGCATGGCCTGCTGAGCCTGCTTATCGGCAAGCGTGGCCAGCTCATGCGCCATCTTGGCAGCGGCATCCTTGTCTTGGATGAACTTGCCGGCGAGATCCGTTGCAGGCCCGATCAGGGCGCTTAGGATGCTCATTTCTTGCCCCCGTTCACATATAGCCCGAACCACGCAGCTCCGGCGCCTACGATCACGCTGACAAAGCCTGCCTGCGCGTTGTTTGGCAAATCAAGCGCCATGAACCAGCTACACGTCTGGTAAAACACGACCATGTAACTCAGGATAAGCAGGCGCGGAACAATGCGCCAAGCGTCTAGTTTCTCTGGTGTCATATTCAAACCTCTATGTTGATGTTTGTGCCTTGCGGCCTGTCAGCATTGGTCTTGGTGCCGAACTTATCATAACCCTTGCCCAGATCCAACTTCTGCTCCCTGAGCGCCTCCAGATGCGTGTGGTTGGCCCTATGCTCCTTGGCTACCCGCTGCTCCACCAGATGCGCTTCTATGCGCTCACGCGATTGCGTTTGCTGGTGTATGTCGCTGCCTACGTTAAACGGTGCGCTGCCTATGCCTGACACACCATCAGACATCAGCGCTTCACCGCAATCCAGACAAAGCCAAACAGCGCGCCAACGCAAATCAGGAACAGGAGCAAGCCAGCCGCCCACGCGATGATCGTCTCCTTGCGCTCGATGCGCTTATACATCGCGTCCTTCTGCTTCTGCCGGATCTCGTTTTCCATGCGGATCAGCTCCTGCCATGCAGACGGGCCAAGCGTTTCGCTAATCATCTTGCGCAGTTCGTCGCGCATATTCTCGCGCTGCTTCTTCTGCACAAACAGATCCATCGCCTGCTGCTCGACGCTGCCGAAGCTCTGATACCATTTTGGGTTTTCTACGCGCTTCGCTGCAAAGTCGAAGTCGCTGATCGCCTTAGACCAGCGCCCCAGATCGCCAGCCATGCCCTCCAGATCCCGCCCGATCTGGCAGCCCTTGCGTATTGCGTTGAACGCTGTGGACGCTGCCATGATTGCCGTGGCGGGGTCTATCATGGCTCATCGCTCCATCAGGCGGTCTATTTTCTCTTCTATGCGATCAAAGCGCGCCACGATCTGCGCCATGACGGCTGTGCTGTCTGCCTTGGTGACGTAATCTTTAGCCATTTCTTCGCGGGTCTTGTTCAGCAGAATATTGAGGCGCTGCATCTCGTCCACAGCGCTCTTCAACACCCAGCCGATCAGGCCCAATCCGGCAGTCAATGCCGCCGTCCAAAGCATGTCAGCGTCCATCAGTAAGACCCTTCCCAGACGCGCATCTTAGCGAACTCGCCTGACATCATCTTGCGCTTGACGACTTCCTTGGCCGCCTCCGTGTCAGACCATGACACACCGGCCTCCTTGAGCCATGCGCCAAGCACAGCGCCGTCCACGAAGCCCACAAGCCGGTTTTCGCCTGACATGCCTATGCCAGCGTCTTTCGCTGCCTGCGCGTCTCTCAGCGACTGGCTGACGTCGTGACGTTGCTTGATGACCATGTGGTCATGCTCAAAGTCGATCTTTTCCGAAATCTTCGCCATGTCTTATTTCTTCTTGGCGCGTTTCGTTGGTGCGGGTGCAGGCGCTGGCTCAACATCGCCAAGCACTTTCATGGCGTCTGGGCGAACGCGCATAAGCGTTTCAACTTCTGCGCTTGGCAGCTCGGCGTTATCGCCTTTGACCAGTTTGCCGATTGACGTGTGTACCTTGTGGCCTACAACTGTAACTTTTTTCATGTCGATCCCTCGTTAAGCAGAGGGGGCGTGAAGCCGCCCCCTCTTGTATTATATTACGATGTGGTGTTGTCGTAAATTGCGCCGTTGGCTTTCTCGTTTTTCGAGCAAAGCGCCAGCTCTGTTGTCACCTGACGTGTGGTGTTGTCGCCATTTTTGGCCAAAGCAACATTCTTGGTTCCACGCAATACTGCGCATTCCCACATGTTGTCCTGCAGCACGAACACGTCACGGCTACGGTTTTCGCGTGACGGCATGAACTGAACCGTACCCCACGGTGTCACGTAGACTGCAAGCGACTTGACCACAGTCTCGTCACCGGCTTGTACCGCTGAACGCTGGTTGTTGTTACCAGTGAAGCCCAGAGCAACATTCATCTGGAAGGCTGACAGATATACTGTATCTGGCTTGCCGCCTTCTTCCCAGATTGACTGCATAACGTCGTCAAACTTGGCCTGCGAAAACGCAGTTGGAGTGCCGTCGTCTGTACGCGCGTCTGTGCCGTCGCCGGTTGGGTTTGCACCAGAGTTACCAGACTGGAAGTTTACGTTTGTAATCAACCATGATGGCACACCACCAGTTTTACGCGCAGCAGTGTTTGACCCTACTACGTTTCCTTGGTTGGCAAACAACGCCTTCTCGATGTCTAGCTTCTGCTCTTTAGCGATAAGCAATGTTTGATACGCCATTTCTTTGGCGCGGCCAGCATTGTCTACTGCTTCATCGGTATCGGAAATAACCACAGCGTTCTTAAAAATCTGGGTTCTCGCTCCGAGGCGCACAGTCGGCGTAACGGCATCGGCAGATGTCGCGTCA